GACTTCGATCTTCTGCAAGACGCCGTTCAGGTCGACGTAGAGATAGGCGTCTTTCGACGCCGTGATCGCGATCGTCGAGCCCGAGACGACTTTCTCGGCGAACGGCACCGGCAGGTTGGTCGTGCCGACGCGCACGATGCCGCCGTCATACGTGGCCGTGAGACCGGACGCCGGCTTGCGGACGATGAGTCCGAAGACGACGCCGCGATCACCGCCGCTTACGAGGAAACTGCGTGTGTTGCGTTCCACTGGTTGTGCTCCTTTGCGTGGCCGGTCGGCCCGGCTCGCGCGTTCAGGTTCTCAGGGTCGCCGTTTCGCGAGGGTCGGCCTCGCCCGGAGCTGCGCGCCCTGACTCGAGATCGGCCCCGCTCGGCGCTTTCTTCTTGCCGTTGCCGTTGCCGTTGCCGTTCCCGTTCGACGGACCAGCACCACCACCACCACCAATTGCCGCCGCGCTGCCAGCGACAGACGCCTGAGCCATTGCCACCGGGGCCTGAAGGTTGGTCTGACGAATCGCCTCTTGCTGCCCGAAGATCTCGTGCAGCTGTACGTGGGCTCGCATTGCGGCCTGGACGTTGGGCGGGGCGTTGCGGTATTCCACCGTCTGTTGACGGCGTTTGTGATTCAGCAGATGCGCCTCGTGGTTGTGCTCGGGTAACACGGGCGGGAAGCCGCCGAGCATGATCTCGAGGTTCTCCCGTTCGGCCATCGCCCAGGCGGGGCCGCCAGGACGCGTCAGGCGGGCCAGGTCGGGATACCCAAACATTTCGATAAACACTTCCGGTGGGATCTCCGGAAACGCCGTACGGATCTGCAGCAGCCGGTTCTGCTTTTCCTGCCGCGTCTCGAGCACCATCGATTCGGGGAGCGGGAATGCGTGCACCGTGCCGCGGAAGATCTCGGGCTGTACGGCGATGAAGTCCCAGCCGTTGTCTTCGCCCGAGAGTGAGAAGATCCGCTGGCTGTCCATGCACGCCGACAGGATGCCGGCCATCTTGATCGCGTAGCGTCCCCAGGCGTAGCCGTGCTTGCGCAGCGTGCCGCCCCAGGCGCGATCGGTGTCGAAGCGCACTTCGCGCTGCAGCTCGCCCGACGGATCCGTCGTCACGGGCAGGCCTTCGGAGCCGAGCGGCTGGCTGCCGAGCATCTGCATCCAGTTCTGCAGCGTCGTCGCCAGGTCGATCGAGCTCTTCGGCAGCTCGCCCGCGGCCATGCGCTCGAGCGGCGGCCGGCCGTTGGTGTCGGTGTATTCGACCGTCGTGCCGGGCGCGTTCAAGTTGATGTCTTCGTCGATCGCTGCCTGGCGCTTCTTGAGCAGCAGCGGCTGCTCGTTGAAGTCGACGGCGTCCATCGCACCGCCCATGCGGCGATTGATCGCGCGGTTGAGCGGCGACAGGATCTCGAGATCCGCCGTCCCTTCCTGGCGGAACGGATACTTCACCAGGTCGAACGCCTCGAAGGGCATGACGACCTCTTCGTGCACGTTCTCGACCCAGTACGGGTTGATGTCGTCGTAGCACACTTCGTCGCCGGCGACGATCGCCAGGCGGCCGCGCGAGAGGATCTCGTGTCCGGGCATGTCGCGGTGCCAGTGCTCGTAGACGAGCGCCATGTCGCGCAGGCTGACTTCGCTGAGCCGCGTGATGCCGAGCGCGCCCGAGCCGCGGCCGGGCATGCCGTAGTGCGTGCCGTACTGCAGCTTCAGCTCGAGCACGTCATCGAACGTCAGCTCGTCAGGCGCGATCTCGACGCCCCAGCGCTGCTGTATCTCGTCGACGTGCATCGGGTACACGTGCGTGTACCAGGGCTTTTTGTGGAACGGCAGTGGCCCGTGCGGCGCGATCACCGCGACCGACGGCACGATCTCGGTGTCGAGGTCGCCGAGGCGATCGCGCGAGGGCGGCCCGAACTTGAGCCCGGTCGGATCGCCGTCGTCGGCCGGCAGGAAGACCGGCAGGCCCGTCTGCGGGTCGACCATCGGCTGGCCGTTGTCCATCGCCAGGTCGTTCAGCACGTGCGGCATGAAGTCGCCGTCGCCCAGGTGCAGGTACGGCGCGTTCGAGAGCTCACGGCGGAAGATCCCGTCGCCCGTCAGCAGGCTGATGACGGACGGGCCTTGATAGTCTTCGGCCGGCCCGAGGTCGGGATCCCACTTCAGCTTCGCAATGCCGCGCGCGCTCGCGATCACCCAGCCGTAGAGATCGAAGCAGGCCTCGGGCATGTCCATCCGCCGCCACGTGCTCTTGAACACGGGCTCCATGACCTGCGCGAGCCGCGCGTCGATCTCGTCGGGCGTCGACGGCAGGTAGCCGATGCCGGGCGGATTTTCGGTCAGCTTCGAGAGCGTGAGCTTGTAGTAGTGCGCGACCCAGTTGAACACCGGGTTCTCGCGCCACTGCTGGTCTTCGATGACGGGGAAGTAGCGCGACACGTCGACGAAGTCGCCGACCGCGTTGATGTAGACGTCCCACTGCCGGCCCGACAGCATGCGCACGTTGTCTTCGACCTGCCGCCACCAGGGCCGATAGGCGTCGTGCCAGTCTTTCCACTGCCGTTCCTTCACCCACTGCACGATCTCGCTCGGCTCGACGTCCTTGGCGTACCACCAGCCCGGGATCTTCGTGCGCAGGTCGTCACGCCGCCGCGTCGTCGTCGGCGCGGTCATACCGTCACCTCGCCGGCGGTCACGTGAAAGTGCGCACCACAGCCGCCCGTCAGGAGCACCGAGCGCGAGCCGCTCGGCGGATCCGCGTTCAACGTCAGATCGTCGTAGCCCGAGCCGTCCAGTTTCCAGCGGCCGGGGCCCGGCTTCTCGTCTTCAGGAACGCCGCGCGAGCGCGACCAACAGATGACCTGGTGAGTGCCGACGGGGCCCTTGTTGGCGGCAAAGCAGACCGGGCAAAGAAACCGGATGCCCTGCGCCTCGACGATGTTGTCGACTTCTTTCCATGAGAACGGTCGACCGTCGCTTGAGAGCTCGCCGGGCGTGGCGAGGGGTAGGAAGTGCGGCTCGAGCTCGGTCAGTCTCATACCGTCGAGACCTCGCCGTCCGTTATGTGCCCGTGCCAATGCTCGAAGTAATCCACCGACGGTGTGATCGTCAGCTTCTCGAAGTCGCGTTCACCGTTCCAGCCCCACACCTGCGGCGTGGTCGACTGAAGCGGCGTCGCGATCTTGATCCGCACCGTATCGGGAAACTCGCCCTGTCGCAGTGCGCCGACGCCGTGCGCGGGGCAGGCGAACTCGAGGTAGACCGCGCCCTCGCCGGCGTCCTCGAGTGTTGGGTTGAGCGCGCTCAACCTCATCCGATCGACTTGACCGCGCCGCGGATCTTCGACGCGCCTTGGCTGCCCGCGCCCGTTGCCTTCTGCTGGAACTTGTAGAACAGGTAGTCGGTGGGATTGATGTGTATCTGCCGCACCGCGGCGGCGGCGATCGCGGCCGCGGCCGTGACGATCTCCCAGTCGGCGTCGGCGAGCGACAGGTCGTTTGAGCCGAGCACGCGGCTGTCGATGCTGTTCGCGCCCGTGTTTTTCCAGTTGGCGGCGAGCGAGCTGCCGGAGTCCGGCGCGACGTGGTTGAACAGCACGCGCGGATCGGCGACGATCAGCATGATGTCGACAAACGTATCGGTGGACGGGGGATCGACGGCCGGCGTGGCGAAGCTGCGGCTCCCAAACATCGGTGACCCCCTCGTGGGATAGAGGGTCCGAGCGCCGCGATGCAATCTAAGAGGTTAGCGCGGCCGCGCCAGCAGCGTCCTCGCCTTGCCGATGATCTCGTCGGCCATCTGACCGCGCTTGCCTTCCCCGACACCCGGAAAGTCCTGTGCCAGCTTGGCTAATACGCGATTGCGGTGCACGCGATCGAACTCGCGCTGCTCCGCCTCGGTCCGCGGTCGCTCAGGGATCGCGCTCGCCGGCGTGCTCGTCGGGGCCACCTGGCCGGCGACAATCTGTCCACCGCTCGAGGCGGGGACAATTTGTCCCGCCGATCGGCCGCGCAACGCCAACCACGTGCCCAGTTGCATGCCGGCCAGCAGGCCGATGATGAGCACGGCGAGATAGGGCAACAGCTCGGTCATAACACCTCCCAAGGTTCGCGTCGGCGACGTCGACCAACATTCAGATCCTGCATCATCGGCAGCCGCTTCTGTTTCGCGCGCTCGAGCTGCGCGGCGATCGCCGTGCGCGGATCCTTCACGTAGACGTCGCCGAGCATCGCGGCCATCACTTCGGTCGCGCGCGGCTTCGGCGGCTCGGGCCGCGACTGGGCCCAGTAGCGCAGCGCCGCCAGGCAGTCGTCCGTCTGCCCCTTCGCCGGCAGCTCGAGATCTTCGGGCGGCTCACCGCGCACGATCGACGTGATCTCGCGCCACAGCTGCTTGCAGTGCTCCATGATGACCAGCATCGGCCCATCGGCGCGGTAGGGCCAGAACCAGGTGTGCAAGAGCGAGATTCCATGCTTCACCGACTCCGCACCCTTCGTCGCCTTCTCGAGCACGATGCCGGCCGCGCGAAAGATCGGCTCCATCTGCTCGGCCGGCGAGACCCCGCCATCCTGCGGCGTCGCCCAGGCCGCGGGGTCGAGCACCGCGCGCCGAATATTCTCGCCGACGCAGCGGCTGATGACCTGCACGGCAAAGATCGGCGGCGGCATCTGGTTCGTCACGAACTCGCGGTAGACGCGCGCGTGCAGCGTGAATTCCTGCTCGATCCACAGGCAGACGGCGTTGTGGTTGTAGCCCCAGTCGAGCGCGAGCTCCTTCGTCGTCGCCCTGGCCGGCGCGCGCTCGGGCTGCTTGTGCATCGTCGGCCGCACTTCGCTGAACAGCACGCCCGAGGCGATCGACCAGTCGGCGAAGCGCAGCGCGCG